ATACGATGATGAGGGTAATAGAACATACACTGAATACTCCAGTGGTTTCAAAACAGGAACTAAAAAGGGAACTATTAAAGAACTTAGTATGAATGACATCGCAAAATTGGTAGGTATTCCAGTGGAAAATCTAAAGATTATCAAATAGAATTAAGATATAATAGAACCATGTCCAACACCAAAACAATCACACAACAATTAAACATTAAAAAGTTCCCATTCAGAATTAAAGATGATAATGGTAACATAACATACCAAGAAAACTCTAATGGGACTTGGTATCGTTATGAACGTGATGATAGGTGTAATACCACATACTACGAAGACTCTGATGGGGCTTGGTATCGTTATGAACGTGATGATGAGGGTAATAAAACATACTCTGAATACTCTAATGGGGGTTGGTGTCGTTATGAATACGATGATGACGGTAATGAAACATACTCTGAAAACTCTGATGGTAATTGGTATCGTAATGAATACGATGATGAGGGTAATAAAACATACCACGAAAACTCTTATGGTTTCAAAACAGGAACTAAAAGATCATCTACCAAGGAACTAACACTAGAAGACGTCGCTAAGTTAGCAGGTATTCCAGTAAAAAATCTAAAGATTATCAAATAGAATTAAGATATACTAGAGCCATGACCACATCACTACTAATCATCGCCACGACCTCTCTGGTTGGTGTCTATGCCATCAACAGAGAAATGGGCAATGCTATCACAACGAGCATTGCAATCTCCCTCGGAGTTCAAGCCGCTGCGGTCGCCATCTACGTTGGAAGCGTCATCGTTATGGGATTGGCATAATCCAAATAGAATTAAGATACAATAACACCATGACATTACTACTACCGAATCGCCCTCTCGCCAATCCAATCAAGCGAGTGACCACTATCCTACCAACCCGCGCTTCAAAGCGTAAGAAGTTTGTTACGTATAACACCCACACCCCCGTGATCACCTCACGCTGGGCATAATCCAAATAGAATTAAGATACAATAACAATATGAACCACATCGAATTTATCATGGCAGTGGAAGACGGAAGCTTGAACACCGACCAGTTTATGGACAATGTCCAAGACTTCGTTGATAGCGGAGTCTGGAAGAGCCTCCAAGGATCATGGCAACGCATGGTCATGGCATGGAGCGAATCGGGCTACTGCACCATTGACTAAAATAGAATTAAGATATAATAAAGACATGTCCAAGACCTCACTAGACTCCATCCAAATTAAAGGATCAAAGGTTAAAACATTATGACAGTAAATCAATCATCTCATGTATACAGGTACGAAAACGGTGAAATCATTAGTCTCGATGGTGGTGCCATGGATTGCATCGACGAATATATCGAAGAAATGAATATGCTAATAGATCATATTCGTATGTTAGATAAGATCATCGCAGACGGCGTTTGTACTGGACCAACCGCCTGAAACTAAAATAGAATTAAGATATACTAGAGCCATGTCCAACACCCACCCAATCGAGAATTGGCTCCGCGAAGACCGCTCCCTAACAGGAGTCAGGGAACAGGAGTTCAAGAAAGAGCATCAGGTCTACGACCGCGCCCCCTGCGACTGGTCTGAGGCTCAAGGCGCAACTCACACCCTTTACTGCGGTGAGGGGTGCGGCAAAGGAACCCGCCCCGCAAAGCTTCTCAAGACTGTCCTCTATGTGGGGACAGACGAGCAGGACGACAAGATCGTATGGGAGAAGTGGAGCATCAAGACTCTCTACCGCTGGGAGAACCCGAGACTAAAATAGAATTAAGATATAATATACACACCATGAGAAAAGTAGAACAACAAATCAAAAAAGCCTTCGACGAAGGATCCACCAAGACTGTTGCCAACACAAAGACCGATGGCCATTCAGTTTGGCTCCACGGTAACAAGATCATTGAACGCCGTGGCTCTGAAGTCTGGGCGACCCTAAGCGACTGGAACACCCCAACCACTCGCTCACGCCTCAACGGTATCATTGGAGCTGGGTATCACACCCGCAAAGGCCAAGCCCTCCGCAATGATCAACCGATCAACCAAGCCGATTGGCAACGCATCTCCTAACAACTAACAGCCCCTTGGTCTAACAGATCAAGGGGCTTTTTTTTGGTATATCCAAATAATAGAATTAAGATATAATAACCCCATGACCATCGAACAAATACACGACAGCAACGTCAACGGACAGTTGAAGCAACTCGCCACTCAGATTGAACAGTATGGTGCCTATGATTTCTTCCATGAGTATGGGGATTACGTTGTAAGCCTTGGCTTGGATGACGGATGGGTAATCCACTGGTTTAAACGCGCCACCCTTGCCCACATCCGCAATAACAACTAACAGTTTCTAACAGCCCCTTGGTCTAACAGATCAAGGGGCTTTTTTTATGCCCCTTGGTCTAACAGATCAAGGGGCTTTTTTTATGCCCCTTGGTCTAACAGATCAAGGGGCTTTTTTTATGCCCCCCCGTTAGATCTAACCGTTAGGTCTAACTGTTAGGGGGGGTGGGTGGGGTGGGTGGGGGGGGCTGTTAGAAATAGGGCTATATAGGGGGTGGGGGGTAGGGGGGGTGGTGGCCATGGCGAAAAAAATATTAATTCCAAAAATTATTTTTTTCCCTATTTTTCGAATTTTTCCTATAGAATTTAAACGAGTGTTTTAGTCTATCACGACATTTATCGCGTCATCGTGTCGTGATAGAACATATCTTTGGCATTTATTATACTAAATATTAACATGAAAAAGATTTCGATAAGATGGGTGTATTATATGAGAACATTAATCGGATGATGAGACCAGAGGATATATATATCCAAATTGAAAGATTATTCAATGGCGAAGAACTATTACGATAGGTTAAAGGCCGATATCGAGCAGCATCCCAATGGACTCCCGATGAGGGGAATAATAAATTTATCCTTCTTCCTGAAACTACCTTGTAATATACGGTAGAAGGATAAATAATGGAGATGGACGATTTTCATAAATATTTTTATAAACGACAGAGGCTTATAGAGGAAGGCGTTAAGCAGCGTGTCCAGAGATATATGCCAATGTTTAAAAAATTTCTATCGGATGATAATGAAATTTATGGGGGAAATATCACAAGAATCATCGAAAAGGCTGTAAGAGAACTAAAGAAAGATAATGTCGTGGTTTGGTTACTATATAGATTTCGTGAAGATATAAAGGAAGCAAACATTGAAAACGTCTTACTTGAAAGAACATATATTAAATATAAGGAGCATATTAATAGCCTACAACATTATCTAAGTCTACCTATTCCTAAAATTCAGAATTTTAACTTTAATCATGAACTTTCTATTTATGAGGTTGCTGATATCTTTAGAGGTCTGGAAGATGAATGGAAAGCTGGAAGGGCGCAATGGATTGATATTACTGAAAATATAAGAGATGGTGATTTGAAGGAACTTATAAAGTTCCCAGATGGGTTTGTTTGGTTTGATTTGGGTGTAAATTTCTGTCGTATTGAGGGAGAGGCCATGGGACACTGTGGTAATTCAGCAGAATACGATTATTCAGATAGCGTTTTATCTCTTAGAAAAGTAGTAAAGGAGGGGGGTAGAATTATGTCTAGACCCTCCCTAACATTTATTTTAAATGATAATTCAACTCTTGGAGAAATGAAGGGTAGAGCAAATGAAAAACCGAATCCCAAGTATCACCCATATATTATGAAGCTTCTTCTACTCAAGAATAGGGATGGTGGATATCTAATTAAACATATTGCTGGTGGGGGTTATGCACCAGAAGGAAATTTCGATATTTTAGATTTAAGTGAGCGGGATAGACATACCTTATTCACACTTAGACCAGAACTGAAATCCTTTAAATATAGGTATGATGTTGGTGAAATCGGTATTGATGATATTGAAAACGCAGTGGCTAAAATATTTAAAACAGATGAAACGAATGTTAATGTAGAGGGGGCAACTATTAAAATCAATGAAGCATACCCAGATTTGGAAGCTCTAAATAATGATAACGATATGGATTGGCCCGAGAACTTAGCTAGGTATATCCCCCACCTTATAGGTGCCGAGTTTTGGGATTATTATGATGATATGGAAATGGATAGTGAAGAAGTTAAGGAAAACTTTGAGGCTTATCTCAGCACAAACACAAAGGTCCGAGAGAGGATTCAAGAATTTGCAGATGATATACGTGGCGAAAAAGTGGAATTGGATTGGAATGATACGGATTCCATATATGATCTAATTGATGATAAATACGGGCTGGGGGATGCCGTTAGGACTGCCATCAGTGGGGGGTATAATGCTGGTTCTGAGGCACAGATATATAAGAAGGTGAAGGAAACTATAAATGACAAACTATTGGCTCATACTGATGATGATAACATTCCGTTTAGATTCACTCTTGAGGATGATCTTTCCATATCAATGTGGACTGATTTCGATAATGCCTTTGATATAATAGACAACGAAATTGACCCAAGAGATGGATTCTCCATGGATGAGAGCGGGGATATATCTTATCGTGAAGACTTCTATGATTTTTCTGTGGAAGCTGCAATAGAGCAATTCTTGGATTTGTTCTACTTAACGCCACATTAATTGTTATTCGTAGAGTCCGAGTGTTTTGAGGAAGACTTCGGCGCGTTGGGCTGCGGTTGCAAACCACGCTCCTCCTTTCGAGTCGTCTCGTTGTATTATCTCAGATAGGAGTCTTCCGAATTGGATGCGTTGGTCTAGTGTAAGAGTGTCTTCAGCCTCGTGCATTGCATTGAGGTTAAGCAAATAATTGGGAACATAACAAAAACCAACCTCTTCTGGGTGATCCTTATGTTTACCCACCAAAGACCCATAAGAGTTGAGATGCAACTCTGTCCAACCTAAAGATGTTGCGATTGCTCTTCTTTGCGCTTCTTCCTTCATGATTTAGTAGGGTAGCCCTGATCACGGTTCACATAAGGGTTTGGACTCTTTGGTGGTGCCTCCATGATACAGACGAAGTGAGCGGTAGAACCACCACCAACACGCAAGGATTGGGTATTGATCATATAACCTTCCTCGATTAATTTAAACTCTTGGATCGACCCCCCAGTTTCTTGTAGCCAGTTAATGGCTTGATTTAGATTTTCTTCTGTTGATTCGTTCATTGTAGTTTGTAGTCGTTTTCTATAATTTCAGGCATCCAAGTTAGTTCATTTTCTAACATAAGAGAAACATAGCACATCGTTGGCCTTTGTCAATCGTTCACTATAACATATTCACCATAATATAGATGATCATATAAACAGAAGCGGCTAATACAAATAAAGTGAAAACAACTAGGGTTGTTGCTGGGGATGTTAGTATTAAAGATGAAACTGCTGTCTATGAAATGTTTAAAAAGATGAATCATTCTGATTTTGAAGCCCATAAGTCTTTAGCTTGGGGGTAGTTCACCACTTCGGTTTGTTCTTTCTCGTATTCCTTGATCTTGTCCACGAGAAGATCGATTCTATCCTCTGCTGAGGGAATGTATGGAACCGCTCCGTCCTTTCCGTTGATCTCCCAATCAGCGAACCCCACATCTTTCATTTTACCTTCAATGTAACAATCATAATTGGAAATCTCCTTACAAAGTTCAGTAATGATTGATTCATGCACCTTTATGACCTTTTTCAAATGTGGTGGCCAGAACATCAATAATTTGTATAGCGCATTTATTATCATGTGTAATACATAACAGTTTTCCCCCGCTTGTCAAGTTTCTCACTTGAGAAAACACCCCAATATAAGAAAATGATTGAAGATATGATCCAAAAAACAAAGAAACTTGACAAACGAAAACGATAACGTATAAAGGAGCAATGGAACAAGCAACAATACCAAAGCCACGTCCCTCAGATTACGGGGAGGAAGTAGTAAAGAATTCACGTATCAATAGTGAAATGGGTTCAATGGATGATCATATAGCTCATGTTAGCGAGTTGGTTATGTTATTGGAAAAATCACTCTACGATATTCTATCACCAGATGAACCTCGTGATAGTTGTTGTGGTGATGAATTGAGAGCAGTATCATCTCCCCTCGTGGAAGATCTAAACCAAAAGAACGATAAATTACGCAATATTATCGATCACCTCAAGGAGATAAATGATAGATTGGAAGTCTAATTTATGAATATCGTAGCAGTAAATAGTATACTCACATGGTTGACTGATGTTTACACTAACATCATTGAACACATGGTTAGTAGTGTTATAGTGGTGGTTACGATAATTGCGATCATTCTAACACTAAAACTCATTCTTATAATTTTGGACTTCTTTATGTATGGCGGTCACTAGAATATTTTTCGATCTCGATGAGACTCTGATCCACTCTGTGTTGGAAGATGAAGGTGGTGCAGAGTTTGATGTATCGTTTGAAGATGGAACTGAGAAGTATTACGTCCATGTCCGAATCGGAATCAGGGATGTGATCGAATATGCTTGTTCAGTGGTCGGGGAGGATAATGTATTTATCCTAACCATTGCAACCAAGGCTTACGCCACTATTATCAACGAAAGGGCTAATTTTGGCTTCAAACCAGAGAACATATTCTCCCACGAGGATATTGAATACCACACAATCAAAACAGCTTACGGTGATTCGCTCATTAATCCCCATATCTATGCTCATAAGGATAACCTCCTTATCGACAATCTCCCCCACTATGATAACAAGAGGAAGATAGATTTCATCGGAATATCAAAGACTGTTAAGGATAACTACCTCGAAACGAAAGATTATTACGGTGTTGATACCGAAAGCGATGCAATCTGTGATAAGATTAAGAAATTTATAGAAGAAAGAAATAATGCCTAAAGAAATCTCCCAAGAAGTGAAGTGGGTGGTAATCATTGCCATCTTATATTTCACCATACCGATATGGTATCCGTTAATACTAGATATTTGGCATGGACTTTGTGGACTTCTATATTAATATATTTTTATGAAAGCGTTTAAATTAATAAAGAAAATAAAGGATGGATCTCTGGGTTCGTTGTTCATCAATGCTAGAGCTAGACACCCCATTGGGGTGTGGATGGTAGCGGAGGCTCATGAGAAGAAGGGCTACGCTTATAGACCCGGTTGGCACGTCCTCCTCAAACAAGAAGCACCCCACCTCACCACCAAGAATAGAATCTGGTGTGAGGTAGAGGTAGAAGATTACGAGGAATTCGAAAGACCAGAATCTCAGGGCGGTAAATGGATACTGGCTCAGAGAATGAAAATCATTAGAGAAATTGAATCATGAAAGACTACGAACTAGTATACGAAGAATTTTGGAAAGATGTCGTGGAGGATGACGATGGAAACATCGATATCGACCAAGTCAAAAAGGAACTATCCGATTTTCATACATTAATGAAAAAAGTCCCTCTCGTTTACGATCATGTGTGGTGGTAGATGCCCCAAACCAATGACATCACCACATCTGGTGATGCTTCACACGATGACCATGTGACAGAACAAATCGATTTTTATATTGAGGACGCATTGGAACATGAAAAACAATAATGGTAAATATTAATGTGCATTATATCAAACTACTAATTTTCATTATTTCAATATCCACAGCTTTTGGGCAAACTTTTTATAGTCCCAATGGTGTAGGTAGTGTTGGTGAATCCAAGATATCGGGAAATACAACCACATCTGCCGATATTTTTGTATGGGATATTAATGCTAATTCCAATACAGCCAATTCTCAGTCATTTGATACGCACAAATCTGGTGGTAAACATAATTTAAACATTGGAGGATCGAACGATGAAGTCTTCCGTGTGGTGTTTGGTGTGAATATAGATACGAGCGATGCCTTTTGGGACACTGATAGAACTTGGTCTAGTTTAATTACAACATCTTCATCAAACGCATATGTTCCATATCTAACTCAAGCTACGGTTAATACTTACACATATAACGGTTTCTATTCTCTAGTTGACACATCCAGTAGGGGTTCATTCAGTCTCTCTGATAATAGTTTGACTTGGTCTGCTGTCCCCGAACCCACCAATGCTCTCGTGGGGTTGGTTCTTTTGTGTGGCTTAATAAGAAGACGAAGATAATTCCCTCTTGACAAATCCCAATAATTTGGTAGACTAAAAGAAAATAAATTATGCCATATATTAAACAAGAAGACAGAGAAGAACTAGATGTGGGATGTATCCCGAAAAATGCTGGTGAGCTTAATTACAAGATTCATTTACTCCTAGAAGAATATATTGATATGCACGGTAAAAACTACCAAATCTGTAACGATATTATGGGAGCACTTCAAGGGGTGCAACAAGAGTTTTATCGCCGCGAGGTAGCCCCATATGAGGATGAGAAGATCGCTGAGAATGGAGACATAACGTTTTACAAACAATATGACTGAAGAAGAAATGGAAGAGTTTGGAAAGAAAATTATGCAATTTGGAATTGCAGAGGAAAACATTCTCGATAAAACAAAAACCTATTTGATCGGTGCCATGGAGTATACCGATGGTCGTGGTTGGCGCGATGACGTAACACCCTTCCTTGAGGATATGGGGGTCACTGTATTCAACCCATACGAAAAGCCCTTCCTCAACGCTCCAGACGAAAACGAGGATACCCACGACAGGATGGGTAAGCTAATGGCTGGTGGTGAATACGATGAGGTAGCAAACCACTTCAAACAAGTCCGTGCATTTGATTTGAGTATGGTGGATAGATCCGACTTCATCGTTGGATATGTGAACCCAAAGATACCAACCTTTGGAACCATGGAAGAATTGACAACCGCAATAAAAATGAAGCGTCCCACGTTTCTGGTGGTTGAGGGTGGTAAACAATACACCCCCCTATGGATCATGGGTATGATGCCACATAAGTATATCTACAACTCATTCGATGAAGTGAAAACGATGTTGACAAATATTGATACTGGTGTTAAATCTATTGATAGTGACCGTTGGAGATTATTCAAACCAGAACTAAGATAAAAAATTATGAAAACAAGAAAAAAACTATTAAGTCATTTTAAATGGATTCTAATCACTGCCGCCCTACTCGCATTGGTCGGATGTTGTGTTGATCCATATGCCTTCGCTCATTGATATAGAGATGAAGAAACACGTTGAATTATTGATGAGTATGTCCACGGATTTTCTATTGGACGGGTTAGATAAAAATACATATCTAACCAATCTAGAGTTGATTGTTTCGGCCATGAAGCAGTTGGAAGAACCCAAGGAGACGGATTGTGACCACGATTGGGGGGATGTCCATTCCAGCTTTGGGGATCCTAGTAGCCCTACTGGTAGGAGATGTTCCATCTGTAAAAAACAAGAATGGTATTGATATGGCGATAGCAGACCCGAGAATACACATGATCTGTGGTATATGTGGATCCAACAAATACTTTGAGTATGAAATCGTTCCACGCGGGAACTGTAATTTTGATGGAGAGGAGTATACTGCGGTTGTTGTGGTGTGTAATAATTGCTCGTCTCTGACCAATTTAGACGAGATTGTTGAAGAAAAGGAAAAAACTTGACAAACTCTATATATATTCTATAAATATAGATATGTATAAATTACTATCAACTACTCTATTTTTGGCATTTAGTAGTATCGTGTCCTTTGGTGCGGTTGTGTTTCTCGATGACTTTGAAGCAGGAACGAACATCTTTTCAAGTAATCAAACCACGGGAGGCTACACTAACACAAATGATGTGACAGCCGCACAGAGTGATCAAAACACTTCGGGTGGTTATAATCAAAACATTTGGATTAAGGCTTCCAATGGGTTTGGATCTAATCGTCAAGGATTGGTTGATGAGGCGCATGGTGACTTCACAGACCCAGTGGGTGAACAAGCTTACGCTTTTCGTTATACTAATTCGGGGTTCACTACTGTTGCTGGATTACTCGCCAACGCCACTATGGGTGACCAGTATACCATCACTTTCGATGTGGTGGTTGATGGACATAACGGTGGTAATGTTTATAATACTGGATTGGTTACATTTGCTAGTGGTGGTTCACGCAATTCTATACGCGGTTTGGGTGATGGTGCTACTAAAATATTAGCATCTACTAGTGGAACTTATACGGGAACCACTTATCAAAGCGTCTCATTTTCTTACACAATCGGTGACAATGATGACTCGGCTGTAATTGGTCAAGATGTAGCACTCCGTTTCGATGGATCTACTAATGCAGCCATTATCGATAACGTTAAAGTAGATTATGTGGCTATCCCCGAACCATCCGTAACTTTACTTGGCGCACTTGGCGCATTATTCTTACTCAAAAGAAAAAGATCATGAGAACATTAAAATTACTAATCATAGCTGCTGTCTTAGCCTTTGCGCCTCAAGCTCAATCGGAAACCACATTCACCAATTTCATTCGTCAGGTGCAATACCCCGCTGAGTTAGTCTACGACATGACCGTGCCACAAGTTGGAGAAGAACCCTCACCATTACCGATTGAAGATGGGGGCGCAAGATTTGAACTATGGACGGTAGCATCCAATGGCGAGACTATCACAAGTTATCTACTATCATCCAAGTTTGTAGGCACTTACATTCCAGTGGCTACTCTGAACATCACCTCCGAGGATACGACTTCATCAAATCCACGAACCCGTGCTGATCGTCCTTTCTCCGTTACGTATGATGTTCAAGGTCTGCTTAATGGAATAGATGACCCTAAACCATCCAAGAGTGTAAACCTCTACTGGCACGTTCAATCCTATGGTGAAGACGGTAATGGGGAAAATATAGTTCCAGCCAATGCTACTCTGGTCGATAGCGCAACTATTTCAGAGAACGGTGCTGTCACTTTAAATTTTAATTTGACTTCAGTTCCAGCAACCGATATTTCAAAAGCACGAGGCGAGGAACGATTCACGATTTATTCGCTTGAGGATTTTCAAGCACCAGCGTCTGAAATTGTTGGTAACACGATACAAATTTGGCCTGTTGCCAATGGAACAATAGCTGGAATTAATACGGGAGACTTGGTTCGATATCAAGTTCCCCAGTTGACATTAACACTTAACGATCTCTATCCATCATCGACCACATACGCTCAAGTATATACAGGCGAAGCGATACTTGGCACGGTTGGGAAAATTATTCCCGGTTCAGCACTAGTAATCGATGAACCCTCACCTAGAGATCACACCCTCGTCGTAGATAATTATGCTCAATCACTGGGTGCAGACGGTGTATACACAATCGAATTGCTCACCAAAACTCCATTTGGTATTGATCGATTGGCATATGTTACATTCAATCTAGATCGCACGATGAAGATCAATGGATCCTTTTCAACGATTGAGTGAACTACCCACAATATCGGAGTTCGGTTCGGTCTAATTGATTTGACAAACTTCTAACTTGTAGTATATATAGGTTAATTGGAGGGTAGCTCAGTTGGTAGAGTATTGGGTTCATGCCCCAAAGGTCGTGAGTTCGAATCTCATCCCTCCTACCATTTTATTAAATAATCTAGTGAATGCTAGATTGAAATTTTATATTATAATACTACCAACAATACTTATATGGTTCGTTGGTGGGTTTTATCTTATTCAATATGAGATCAATCACTATAATGAAAAAACGGTTGAGGAACACCAAAAACGAGAAAAAGAATTCAGAAAGTATGTGGAGAAACACTACAAAAAACGGGGGGTGGGTAATAAAGTCAGCGACTATGAGATTGAGATAATTGAAGATAATATTGTATCCCCACTATAAAATTATTAAATATAATATATGGCAATTCATGCAAATCTTAGTAACGATGCTTTAGTGGCTCTAAAGTCAAGGAAACGAAAAGAAACAATGACCTCGTTGGTGATATCGTTTTTATCTCTCTTGTTGGGGGGTATTCTTTTGAGTTTATTTTTAATTCCGAGAACGATAGTCGTGACCCCCACCTTTGTAACGTATATAGAAAAAACTGAAGAGCCAGAAAAGATCGAAGAAAAACCCAAACCAACGATCCAGAAGAGACCAGCGAGACCATCATCTCATAGATCCAAGGTTATTACAACTACAGCACTTACGGAGGTTAGTGTTCCCGTTCCAGATTTCGATGTGGATGTCCCATCAGTGGAATATGGTAACTCCATAGACTTCGGTAATGGTAGTGGGTTTACTCCAAATGGTAGTTTGTTCGACGGAATCCCGAGCGAGATGAAAAAGAGATGTTCTCCAGAGGATCGTAGAAGAAGACTACAAGAAGCTGGTGGATTACCTCAAAGCGAAAAGGCGGTTATGAAATCCTTGAGGTGGATTAAAAACACCCAAAACAAGGATGGTAGTTGGGGTGATAGATTTAAAGTATCCATGACTGGATTTTCCATCCTCGCATATCTTGGTCATTGCGAACACCCAAATTCACCAGAGTTTGGAGAATCTGTAACTAGAGGTCTCACATATCTCATCAATGTGGGTATGAGGAATGATGGTAGATTGACAGAGTTAAATGCTAATTCTACCCAATGGGTATATGAACATGGTATTGCCACATATGCATTGGCAGAGGCATATACATTTTGCAAACAACTAAAAATCGATATACCAAACCTAGAAGAATCCACCAAGAAAGGTGGAGACATCATCATAGATGGACAGTCATCTAGTGGTGGATGGGTTTATAGATATGGAACGAACGGTGCGGGGGATAACTCTGTCGGATTCTGGCAAATCCAAGCATTGAAAGCCTGTAAACACACTGGGTTGTGGCACAAGACCAAATTCAGAAAAACTATCAGGGATGCTCTAGCGTATCTCGAAAAGGTTCAGGGTCAGAATGGGGCTATTGGTTATAGGAATGATCCTAAAAGAAGCCCAGAATTGACTGGTGGTGGTGTTCTAGCTTTCCAGTTCTGGGATAAAGGAGGGTCTAGAGAAGCTAGGGATGGTGTTGAATACATTAGAAAGAATGCAAAGTTTGAGTGGGGGGATGAATCATCCAATCTTTACTATCACTACTATAACGCACAGGCAATGATTAATGCTGGGGGGGATGATTGGGAGTGGTATAATGATATGTTCCAGAAAAAACTTCTCGATGCCCAAGCCGAAGATGGATCTTGGAACCAAAGAATGAAACACGGTCCAGTCAATAAACATATGGCTACTTGTTTGGCTACTTTCATGTTGGAAGTATACTACAGATTCCTACCCGGAACCAACTAACAAACAATGGGTTGACAAAGCCAGAATCTGTGATTAAATACTAGGGTAATGACAAAACAATAGGTATCCGATGCCGAAACATCGGAACACAGGGCATTCCTTTCAGGTTTGCGAGTTAGAATTAAGGAACTAGCACAAGAAGCTAGATTTATTCGAATAGAGGAGAATCGAATAAAGACTAAACAAAAAATCAAACCCCCATATATAACGTGGGATTCTGAGAATAGAAGTTGGGATGATCACCAAGATGAGAAGTCCAAAGAGTTCTTCGGGTTGAAGGTTCATAGGAGACACCAAGTTCGTCCCGCTGCAAGAGCAGCACAACTAGCGTATGGCTTTTTACGTGATGTTCCTTACCGAAATATCGAAAAAACAACCAAAGATATGTCAGAATGGGAGAAGATATACAGGTTTTATCCCATGGTCAAAGAGGTTAAACGTCTAGTCAAAAAGTTCGCACATAAAAAAGATGAAAGAAATTTTGACGAAGAGGTTGACAAATGGTTAAACATGTGCTAAGTTTAAAAAATCAAAGCAACATTAGCTCAACGGTAGAGTAAGGGATTCTAAATCCAATGGTTATCGGTTCGAATCCGATATGTTGCGCCAATTTCAAAAAACAAGACGAATCAACTAAATAATACAAATGAGCTTACAAGAGACATACAATCAGGAGAAACCCACACCATACAATATGGTGGCGCGGATGATTGTGTAATGTAAACAAATTTAATATATTCAACCAATTCGCGCCCCATCTGAAAAGATGGGGTTTTTTGTTGTCCGAGGGTTATACAGCCGTATGTATTAAAGTCCGATAGGGAGATTAGAATGAAACAAGTCTACTAAAATTTTCAACACAAGATCCCGTAGTGTAGCGGTTAGCACTCCTCCCTTTCACGGAGGCATCGCCAGTTCGAATCTGGTCGGGATTACCATTTTTATTATCGCCTTCGTAGCTCAATTGGTAGAGCGTTTGCTTTGTAAGCAAGGGGTTGTCAGTTCGACTCTGACCGAAGGCTCCAATTTATTTCACAGGTATTAACTCAGTTTGGTAGAGTGCCGCATTTGGATTGCGGAAGCCGTAGGTTCAAATCCTGCATACCTGACCATTTTAAAGTGTGGGCTGTAGAGACGGTGGACTGCGCTAGACTGTAAATCTAGATCCTTCGGGACGCTGGGGGTTCGAATCCCTCCCCACACACCATTTTAATTGGGGTGTAGTGTAATGGTAGCACTAGACACTTTGACTGTCTCAGTGGGGGTTCGAATCCCTCCACCCCTACCAACTTGACATTCCAAAATTTTATGCTATTTTTTAGAAAATGATCTGTAGCTCAATGGCAGAGCGGGTGACTGTTAATCACTAGGTTGTAGGTTCGACCCCTACCAGATCAGCCAATTTCCAGATTATGAATTACGATACTTTAACTATAAGTAAGGAAGATTTAAAGCTTTGTTTAAAATATACAAAGAACTGTCTCATTGGGGGACGGAGCGACATTCCGAGGAGGAGAGCATTTGAGATCGATTTATTGATATCTAATTTCATTGGTCAAGTTGGAACCCTAGCTGGTTGTATATATCTGTATGGTGAGGAGAAAGGGAGAGAAGAATACATAGCAGCCAGAGAACTAGCAGATGAAAACCCGTATGAGGGTGACGGTGGACAAGACATCAATGATAAGAACATCGATATTAAATGTTCTTATATGAGATCATCCGATGATCCAACGAGATATAACTTCCTGCTGAGACCCAGAGATGTCCATCCTGATTGGACGTATCTACAAGCATTGGCTTTGAAACGAGAAGATGGACAGATGGATGTCCACATCATGGGATGGGTAACCACCGATGATTTGCCGAAGAAGGTCGAGAGAAGTGGCGTATTTAAAGGCGCATACAAAATACCGATGACGAAATTGAGAAAATTTCCGATAACAAGTTTAGATTTATAAGGGAGTATAGCTCAGTCGGTAGAGCAATTGGCTTTTAACCAATGGGTCGAAGGTTCGAACCCTTCTGCTCCCACCATTTTCATGTGTTGAAAATTTGAGTTGATATCCCATGAATCGATGTTAATCTCCTTTTATGGATTGGGACGAATATTTTATGAAGATGGTTTACTTGGTATCCAGTAAATCCAAAGATCAATCAACTAAGATTGGTGCAGTGACGGTTTCGGATAAACAGATCCTCTCCACTGGGTTTAACGGTATATGTCGTGGAGTGGTGGACGAGCCAGAAGACCGAAACGTAGCACCAACAAAGTATGTTTACTTCGAACATGCGGAACGTAACGCTTGTTATTCTGCTGCCAGAGAGGGAATCAAACTAAAAGGATCTACAATGTATACACAAGACATCCCATGCGCTGATTGTTGTAGGGGTGTAATCCAATCTGGAATCAAAAAAATCGTGATTCACGATCCGTGGTCCAAAATATGGAAAGATATCCAAGGTAACCAATGGGTCGAAAGTCAGAACCATTCAAAGCAAATGCTTGAAGAGTGTGGTATCGAGGTGATATCGATGCAACAGCAAGTAGGTATTGAGACTCTGATCAAAGGGGGGATATACGGAGTTTAACTGACCCTCGATTTCGCATCGTCTATGTCACCACCCATTTTAGGTAGGGTATAGTGTTCCTTGCCGATTTCGTAACCACCATAAGGATCGATCCCCTGTTTTCTCACATTCTTTAAGAATTGGGTATACTTTGGATCGGAATTGGTGGCGTTGTTATATGTGGGCATTACTGCGACCCGTCCATCAACCATGTTGAATTGAATTTGATCGTGATCCATAAATACAGCCTTGGCTGCTGCCAATTGAACCCAATCGTCCCACAACCTCTGAGAGTAGGGAGAATTGGACACATCACCAATCGCTTCGACGAAATCGATATAATCTCTTATTATCTTTTCCCCACCAGGTGTTAATTTATCAGATTCAGCTTCCTTGCCCTTGGAGAAGCCGGGTGATTGTATCTGTTTCCCTACATTATTTGTTATCGATACTGGGAGACCGTAGATATCAGCATTGATATTGTCGATACAACCAAGCTTACCAGAAAGTAATTGAACCGAGAAAGCAGCCTTCACAGTAGACACACCGCTAATATTTTTAATCAGATATTTATATAGATTAAATTCATTTTCGATTAGACCCTTACCATAGATGTTGTCATATAGTTCATTTCTCTGATGCCAAATACCTTTAATGTATTTTGACGCTCCACGGTAGAACCATCTCTTAACTGGATGTTTCTCACCGTCCAGACCGATGATATACTCAACTGGAATGTCCTTACCGTCTGTTTCCTTTACAAACGCCACATATACTGGGAATAAATTCCTAAAACTTGGCCATGATGTTCCTATGGTTCCGACCACAAGACTCAGAACGAAAAATAAATTTTCAGGACTTTGACTAGCAAAATCATTAATTTTTGGATTATACATACAAAAAGACGAATCAGCATCCATCAAATCGGATTGATTGATGATAATGGTGGATCCACCGTCTTTCGTAGATTTTCTTTTATTTGGAATAACAACATCAACACCCCCAACATTCGCTGTCGTATATTCGATACCTTTTTTATCAGCAACTTTTGGGTCGAATGCTTCCACAACAAATTTATATCTCCGTTGTTTATTCTCTTGTCGTTCCTCAAAAAACTCCGTAAAATTTATCATGTTCTTATTTAGTTGGTTATGTGACTATAAATATTAATATGACCACGTCCATTACCGATAGTATTAAAAAATTCTGTGTCAATTCATTTGCTGGTGCAGTGGGTGCTTTAATCACTTTACTGATCATCTCACAATGGCAGCAGATGGCTAAGAATTCGTCCGAAGCCAAGGAACACGTAATCATATTGAGGGGAGAGATGGGGTAAAGAGAAAAGACAATAGATGCTCGAATGAACGTATTGGTTAATAATATGGCCAAGTTGCAATCACACCACCAAGAGGAGATGCAGAAATCACCATTGGTGATCCGTGACGATAAATTACAGAAATTTGAAGACAAAAGAGAGCAGATCCAACAACAAATGGACAAGGAAGTGTTCCGAGCCGAGCATAGATAATAAAATTAAGAGTTAAATACTATTATGAATTCAAAAGATATAAAGAATCTCTCCGATCAATACTACTCAATCATAGAAGAATCGTCAGATCAGGTTGAAATGACGAAGGATGGGTATAAGATAGAATTCCACACGGAGTATCAACACGACAACACTATTGTGTATGTGTTCATCACCCCACCGAATGAAGAGAAGCCACAAATGATTCAGGGCGACACTGAAGATGAAATCAATGCCGCAATCGATTACCATAGACAAAACGGAGAATTCCCAAACTAAAATGAAAAACTTCGATGGATCATATCTGCTTTTGATACAGGAGTATGTCGATGACTTCAATGAGAAGTGGTCGAATGCTGTAAATTCATCTGAAGAACTCCGCACCGCGCTGGATTTGATGAAAAACATTAAATCCAAATTCAAAGGTGATATATACATCGTTGGTGGTGTTCCTCGTGACTTACTCATGGGTAACGAAGTCGATGATGTCGATTTGGCTACGAACATCCCCTTGGATGATTTGGAGAAAGAATTCAAAATGAGAAACATCTCCAAGGACGATTCTCAACCAGTCTACACGATATTGTGGGGAGAATATGCCTATGACTTGGCCAAATTCAGAACAGACTCTGGTGACATCGGTAGACAGAATAATGTTTCAGTGGAAACCGATTCCTTCGAAAAGGATACCGAAAGAAGAGATTTGACGATCAACTCTTTTGGATTGGATGCTGACGGTAAAATCGTGGATTACCAAGATGGTCTTGAAGATTTAAAAAATAAATTGGTTCGTGCTGTTGGTGATGCCAAACAACGATTCATCGAAGATGCGACTCGTATTTTGAGAGTTTTCCGTTTTGCTGCAAAGATGGATTTCGAGATTGAAGATCAAACGAAACAAGCAGCGATAGAATTGAAGGATCTCCTTCAAGATTCAAGTGCGATATCTCAGGAAAGTATATCCAAAGAATTTTACAAAGCAGCCAAGACTGGACCCACTCTAGCGAACTTTCTCAAAAAGCTCCAAGAGACGGGGATACTACACGACATTCTACCAGAGTTCACATCGATGGAAGGATTCGATCACGATCCAGAACATCACCCAGAAGGTGAATCACAAGTCCTTGGTCATATATATGAGACTCTTAGGGTCTCCCCTTACAAGGATCCAGTCATCAATCTGGCAATCCTATTCCACGACTTTGGTAAAGCGGTAACTCGTGGAACTAAAGATAATGGTCACAGTAACTATCATGGCCATGAAGGTGCTGGTGTTTCGATTGTCGAGGATATTTTCAGAAGAATGAAATTCGCTGAACTATCACAACAAGACAAGAAGCACATACTCACTGCCGTGGGTAGGCATATGCTTGTCCATAAATTGGATGAACTAACAATCAAAAAACTAACCAAGTTGGTTCAAGATCCTGCTTGGGAGGTTGTCAAAGCTGTTGGTTATGCTGATGAAGCTTCTCGTGGTGCTCCACTCTTTGATGGGGAGGAATTCGTTAGGAGGATTCAAGAAGCTGAACAAAAGGTAGCTAATATCGGTGGATCCAAGGATGATACTAGAAAAAGATTGAAGGGATACTTCGATGGTAATACTTTAATGGAATGGTTCCCTGTTCTTAAACAAGACAAATCTAAATTCAGGGATATTACCCAAGCATTGGAAGAATATGTTCTCGAACAGTTGAATAAAAATCAAGAACCAGACGAAGAAGAAATGAAAGCTATCGTTTCTGGTATCCTAAAGGATGATCAATTCAACGAGATGTATAAGTTCTATATGAGTTAAAGCTCGTGTTGCAGTGGCTCATCGGAAGTTATACGATGCTTCTTACCCTCATCATCCAGATATATGACTGGATCTACGACAAATAGATTACCTTCATCATCCATGAGAACATTCTCATCGTGCATATCTTCAACACGTATACCCTTCTCCTTGTTGATATAGTCGTGCTTGGTTCCAGCTATCTTGGTATAGCCCATTTTATTCATCATCTTCTCCACCTCTACCTCTGAAGCTCCTTTACTGGATCTCACATGGGGTTGGGAGATGATGGGTTGTAGTTCACCGTCATTGATAACAAATCCCTCCAAAGCGTATGGTGCTTCTGGGAAGGTTGCATTGTGGAGAGCCAATCTATAAAAGAACTCTAGAAACGTTGTATGGTAAGAGAGATTGTTTCTCTTGAACCATCTCTGAGACTCTTCATCGAAATAAACGTTGTTCTCAGCTTCTCCCTTTTCTTCTTGATCCTTCCAATTACGATCAAACTCATCGTTGTCCATTATTAGACCAACCTTTTCAGCCCAATGAGTCAACCATTTCTCTTCAACGGGTCTTACCCGTTTGGCCATTACATTTCTTCCAGATGCCTTTTTCTTGTATTCTCTTTCTGAAGTGTACTCTGGGATCGAATCGTCTCGTATTGATTCATGGCTTCTGTAAGCGACACTGGTGGCAATTTTGAGTTTTTTTCCACCACGACCAGTATATCCTTGTTTCGCTCCTGATGGTATTCTGTCAGGAGTGTATCTTTCTCTTTTTTCTCGTCCTTCATATATAATATTTAAAAAAGTGTTAAGATCTATTAAATCTCTTTGCGTGAACATAAGTTTATTTAATCATTTAAATTCTTTTCCTCGTGATCTTTATCGTATTTACGTATCAGACCCATGACGTAGTGTTCATCAATTTCATCAAGATTTAATCGTAGTTGTAAATGATTTATAAATTTGAAGCGATCATACGTCATCAAATCAGAATATTCTCTTTCGTAATATCCCTTGATACACTCCTCACGACGAGCCGCACGTTCCAATGTTTCGATCCACTCTTTTGAACATGATTTGAATGCACTTAATACTGACATCGAATTATTCGTTAATGTTTTTTTTGAAAATGATTATTGGCTCACAGAAAACACCCTCTTTGTCGGATTTGGAATTCATTCGTTTACCCATCCTGTAACCCATAGTTCCTATATAAGCACAATTATCCAAATTTTGAACACAATATTCGATCATCGGATTACAAATTTTATTATATTCGTGGTTGGCATATACATCGGAAATATTGAAAATCATATAACCACCATCCTTTAAAACATCCCAACAGTTGTGGCAGGTCTTATATAGGAACCCATTCATCCACTCATCGAATTTCTTATATTGTCTGAATGATTGATCGTGTCCATTGTATTTCTCAACCTTGAAATATGGAGGAGATGTGAATGTTAGATCGAAATCTTTCTCGGTTGGGGAGTCTTCCTCACAACCTTTGTGCTCTAGAACGAATTTCTTTGGATCCAATCCCAAGTCTCTTATTTGTTCAGTGTATCCAGCGAAGACTAAGGTGTTCACATCACGAGTGTAATACATTTCCAGATCGTCCAATACCGCAGCACCCAATAGTCTATCACCCCACCCACCACAGGGATCATATATCTTCTTACCTTTGAAGAGGGTGTATATGGCCTTTGCTGCCGATGGTCTGAATTGTGATGCGATATATTTCCTGAGTGCTAGAGCAGTTGCAGGATTTTCGTCATAGAACTTACAATTCTCAACCGATTTTCTGATCTTCGGATTATACCAAGATCTGAGAGGAGATGGACTATTCAGAGAATCACACGCCATTCTGTAACCCCAATGGAAGTGGTTTGAATACTTGGATCCGCTTTTATTAATATTGATATAGCGATCTATTTTTTTATCGACATCTGATCTACTATGCCAAACACCATCCATCACTAGACTCTTAATATCGATACCTTTTAAATCATTTAAAGATTTTTGTGCGTCTTCGTATGTGGGTCTCTCAATGGGGAATAGTATCTTATCGCTCATGTAACCCTACCATAGACTACTCAATGTATTTGTCAACAACCATCGTAATGTAATCACCAAACCAACAAACGGCAGCCGAATAAAACCCCCACGACAGTATCTTAAAGAAGTCGAAACCATCCCACACAACACCCCAAAACAAACCAACCCAAAACCCCAAGCACATGGAGCATTTAAACAAATCCTTGAAAAACTCTGGGATTTTACTTGAAAACTCAGAGTTTTTAATTAAAAAATCTCTGACAGGATTTAATATCTTCCCATACTTCAATATGAAGCATAGTCCCATCAAAGTAAAAGTCTGGAATATCAGTTCAGTCATTCAAGGAGAAGTTGCTCATCACTGATGGCATTGACCCCGTCCGAAATGAGGAGTGCTTCCTCTTTTTTGATTATGATCTTGTTTCCATTATCATCAGTAACTTCAACCATACCATTATCCAATTCGGTAACAACGGGGCAACCCTTTCCTTTACAACAGAGACGAACGCTCTTATTATCAATTCTTTTTATCATACGTATCCTTATTTAAGTCATGCACATATACTGTCAAACCTTTTTTCTTAGCGATGTTGATCATATGCATCGTCCCCCTCGATCCCCCGTCCCATATTGCAACCAATGCTTCAGCATAATCTCCCATTTCAGTATTCCTAATATAACCAGCAGATTTTCCATGTTCGTCCCAATCGGCAGGAAAGTCTATGATTGGTATCTGTCTCTCATATGACCACCTCTCACCCATGGTATCAACACCTCTAGCTTTACCAGAAACGACTTCAGTGGGAACCCACCCACATATTTCCATGGCTTTTTCAACGTCTTGGAATCTAACCCCGTCCCTACTTCCAGCGATAATAGTTTTCATACTCACACATTATATCGACGAAAACCGATGTCAAGTATCATTTTTAGATTAAATATACTCATGAAGAAGGAAATCATAACCTTTATATCTTGTTTGTTCTTGGTGTCTTGTGCTGGGAAGATTCCTGTCGCCATACCTATACCAGAACCGCCAAAATCTACCGAGAGTGTTAAACCAAATCTCCAGAATACGAGGGAGGATATCGATAATAGTATCAAAAATGCTGATAGAATCGGGAACAATGCCGATGATCAAGGAGAAATTATAATCGAAATAAGTGGTGATATCGATAAAATAATCAAAGAAATCGAGAAATTGAGGGTTAGAGCCGCTGAAAATGGTGATATTTACGAATACGAGATTCAAAGAGTGAAGGATGGTATGCTTCTCTTGAAGGTAAAGAACACCAAATTAAGTAAAGCCAACGATAAACTCAAGCTTGAGATCGAAAATCAGAAGAAAAACTTGGAAAGTGCTAAGAAAAATGCTGATGAATCGATGAAAAAATTAATATTAAAAGAAGATGAGGTTGTCCAATTAAGAGATTTAAACCAATTTTTGACCGATAATCTCGCTTTAAAGAACCATGAAGTGGGTGAATTGGTAAAAGAAAATAAAAAAATAGAGAAAAAGTTATCGACAGCTAGAGTATATAGAAACTGGATTCTTGGGTTGGTTGGTGCTCTTGGGCTTTATTTTATTGCTGGATTCCTATTGAAAATTTACAAACCGTTATAAATATACACCTATGAGCACGAAAAGAAAAATTACAAAGAAAAAAACAACGAAGAAGATACAACCAAAGAAAAAAGAAAATTTATTTATGGAGGCAATTAAGCAACCATATTATTGGGCGAAAGCTTTGGTCACACCATTCTTCACTAGCACCAAAGGATTCCTATTCGGAAAAGACGGGGATAGTATTAAAAAGGATTGGTGGATCGCTGGTATCCTAGCTATAGGATTCTTCGCTGTGATTAAGGGTGTCGTTTGGCTCTCCGAGAGCTTTGGACTTACGGAAGCATTCAACATGGTAGATTTCTATGTGGTGGCTGCTAAAGCTGCATTCGTATCTGCTTTGGCATGGTCTTTGATCAAATATGTATTCGCTGGAACTCTTGGTAAAGATTTCGGTGTAGTATTCGATAAAGGTTGGAAGAGTATGCCATCTGTTGAGAAGACCCGTTGGATCATCGGTGTATTCATTGCGATCTTTGTTGCATTAATATTCGCATTTTAAATGAAAAAATTATTAGTATTATTTTTCGGTATGTTCACCGCCAGTGCGGATGAAAATGTGGTGTCTGATGGATTGTCTTTACCTATATCAAAGGAGTCCATAGACACCATAATCCATTATGAGGTTGGTGGTAGATCGTATTACAATTCAAGATTGACTAAACCCACCGTCCCAGCATGGAGAGACACCGCATCTGGTGTGACTGTGGGGTTTGGTTTTGACGTTGGTCATAACTCCAAATCCCAGATTGAAAAGGCGACCAAGGGGATATTGGAAGATAATGAAATCGAAGCCCTGAAAAAAGTCGCTGGAATGAAAGGTAGAGATGCTTATTACAACGGTCTACCACAAGTGAAATACATTGTGAATGTGACTTACGAGGAAGCTGAGGAGATCTTTAAGAAAGATAGTCTCCCAAGATTCACTAAATTGACAGCAAATGCCTTCAATCTAGATAAAGACAGATTACACCCACACTCCAACGGTGCTTTAACCTCTATAGTTTTCAATAGAGGATCATCCATGTATAGTAGACGGGAAGGAATGCCTCGGAAAGAAATGCGATGGATACGACACAATATATCCATCGGCAAGGAGGAGAGAGTTCCTTCTGATATACGTTCAATGAAGAGGCTGTGGTCTTATACCAAGCTGAGGGGTCTTCATCTGAGAAGAGACGCAGAGGCTGCGTTGTTCCAAAAAGGTCTCGACGAGCGAGATTAAGCTCCCAGTTTGGCTCTTATTTTGCCAAGTGCCATCTTCACAGCATTATTGATGTGGGATTCTCCGTTGTATTCCGCTTCCACTTCATCGATTATACTTAAAATTTCGGACTCCTCTTCACCCTCATATACGTGTGACACTATATTGGCTGGAGCCATACCGATGGTCTGTTTTTTGTAAGACAAACCACTACCAGCATCTTGGGGTGATACCTGATTTGGAATCATCTTAACTGGTCTTTTACGCTCTCCTTGATAATATTCATTCAAGAGTTCGGTTTCATACATGTTTTGAAGATCTTTATCCATTATAATATATTTAACTAATTGTGATGAATTTAAAACGATTATACCCTTTGACATTCCGATATCGGGTGTTAAATTTTGTGAACAATATGAATACGAACTGGAGATACAGAAACGAGATGAACGAAGAGCAAAACGAAAACGAGGGAGAACAGCTACCGATTATCATACAATCAGCAAGTTCAGACCAAATTTACTCGGCGGGGATTAAGGTCAGTGGAAACAGAGTTTTTTACTATAGCGATATTGATGAATCGAACGTGGCAGAGCTTAATAAGGTGTTGTTCGATATGGATATAAAGGCTCAAGGGTTACGAAACATTATAGGTGATGAGTATAACCCCGTGGTCAATCTCCACATCAACACATACGGTGGTAGTATTTATGCCGCCTTTTCCACAGTAGATACAATCAAGAGGATGAAATCTGAAGTCCATACATATATCGATGGTAGTGTGGCATCTGCGGGAACTCTCATCAGTGCTGTCGGTGCTAAACGATATATGGGAGAACACGCCCATCTACTTATTCATCAGTTGAGTTCTGGTGTTTATGGTAAATTCTCCGAGTTGGAAGAAGAGTTTTTCAATTGTGAAAACTTGATGAAAATGTTGAAGAGTTTTTACAAGAAGAATACTAAACTCCCAATGAAAAAACTCGATGAGTTATTGAAGAGGGACTTATGGTTAAATGCTGATGAATGTAAACAATACGGTATCATCGACGAGATCCTTTGATCCATATTTATACCAACAAACATATTTTTATGGTGGTGGAAATAAAAGAAATTCTGGGATAAATAATCGACAGAATTATGAAAAAGAAATGCGATCCCCATCGGAGAGAGACTGGTTTTATTTATTGTGGTGGGCATTTTTTTTATAACATTTTAGCCTGATTATTTATCTATAAATAATCTAACAAACGAAGGTCAACACATCGACCAGAGTTATATACCACCATCGAAAAATCATGAGTAAAGAAATTTTAGAACAAAACATATTCACAGAACAAGTATCAAGAAAGCCAAACAAATACCCATGGACAGAACAATTCATCCAAGCAATGCATGATGGATTTTGGACAGATAAAGAATTCTCATTCAGATCTGATCTACACCAATTCAAAGTGGTCTTGGATGATCAACAAAGGGAAATTATCGTCAGAACCCTATCGGCCATTGGACAGATCGAAGTGGCAGTAAAAACATTCTGGGCTAAACTAGGAGATAACCTACCCCACCCATCTCTACAGGATCTTGGATATGTTATGGCAAACGTAGAGGTTATCCATAATAATGCCTATGAGAGACTTCTCGATGTTTTGGATTTGAATGATGTGTTTGAAGAAAACATGAAACTTGAATGGATTCAGGGTCGTGTAAAATATCTTAAAAAGTATACACACCGATTTTATAAAGATTCCAAGAAGCAGTATCTATATGCTTTGATTCTTTTCACTCTTTTCGTTGAAAATGTATCCTTGTTCTCACAATTCTATGTGATAAATTGGTTTGCAAGATACAAGAACGTTTTGAAAGATACCGATCAACAAGTCAAATACACCAGAAACGAAGAAAACATCCATGCTTTGGTGGGTATTAAGATCATTAATACCATCAGAGAAGAGATGCCTGAGCTTTTTGATGAAGAATTGATGGAAAAAATTAAAAGCGAGGCCGTATCAGCATTCGAATCGGAATCTAAAATCGTGGACTGGATGATTAATGGTATCGATGAGGAAAACCTCTCAGCACCGATTCTCGAAGAATTTATCAAAAACAGAATCAACGAATCCTTGGAACAAATCCATTTCCCGAAGGTGTTTGAAATCGATGAAGAATTGATCTCAAAAACCATGTGGTTTGAAGAAGAACTCCTTGGAAATAACATGACAGACTTTTTCCACTCAAGACCAGTGGAATACTCAAAGAAGAATCAATCCTTCGATGAAGAAGACCTTTTTTAATAAAAAATATAATGAATAAAGAAAAATACTATTGGCTAAACGAGGATTCTAGGAAATTCCTAGAGAGAGGTTATCTATTGGAGGGGGAAATACCCGAAGATAGGATTAGGAATATCGCCGATAAAGCCGAAGAATACTTGGGTATCGATGGCTATTCGGAGAAATTCTTGGATTATATGGGTAGGGGATTTTATTCTCTCTCCACCCCAATTTGGTGTAATTTCGGTAGAGAAAGAGGTTTACCCATTTCTTGTTTCGGTAGTTATATCGAAGACACTTTAGAATCCATCGTTGGAACCAAGTTGTCAGAAGTTTCCATCATGACCAAAAATGCTGGTGGAACCAGTGCATATTTTGGCGAGATCCGTGGTCGAGGTGAACCAATTTCTGATAATGGTCACTCCAGTGGCTCCGTCCACTTCATGGAGGCTTATAACACCATCATGAACATTGTATCACAGGGCAATGTCCGTAGAGGTAGCTTTGCTGCATATCTTCCGATTGACCACAAGGATATCGAAGAGTTTTTAAAAATCAGATCAGACGGTAACCCCATTCAGGATATTTCAATCGGTGTTTGCGTCAGCAATCAATGGATGGATGAAATGATTGGTGGTGATAAGAGTAAGCGCGGTATTTGGGCTAAAGTCATCAAGAAAAGATCAGAAACAGGCTATCCATACATTTTCTTCAGTGATAATGCCAATGATCAAGCCCCTCAAGTTTATAAAGATAAGGGATTGACGATTCATAATAGTAATCTATGCGTTACTGGTGATCAGAGAGTTCCATCCAATTATGGGTTAATGACAGCTAGAGAATTATTTGAAATCGGTGGAGACTTAGATCTCTTCGATAATAATAAAATTGTTAAGTCATCCCCCATGAAATTAATTGAGAGAGATGCTGATGTCTATAAAATTACATTGGAAAACGGGATGTCTCATACAATAACAGACTATCATAAAGTTTTAACCTCTACGAAAGATGAAAATACTGGAATTGAAAATCCGCTCACTAAGTCTTGTAAAGAATTAACTATCGGGGATAGGGTAGCCATCCAAACAAATAAAGGAATTTTTGGTATAGAATCTCATGAAGATGAAGCATTCTTGTTGGGGTTGTATCAATCAGATGACACACAACATAAAGATACTATAATGTTGGACGTTTGGGAAAATGATTTTGAAAAGGGATATATTCCTGATTGGATATGGTCATCTGATGAAAAGACTCAGTGGGAGTATGTTCGGGGGTTACTGGTAGCAGATGGAACTGTTCACATGTCAGAAAGTAGGGGCAACCCCATCCAGATAAGTTATGCTGATATAAATAAAGAATTTCTACAGGAATTACAGATTCTGTTTACGAATTTAGGATTACAATCATCAATACGGGTGCTTAGGGAGGCTGGGGAATCCCCACTACCCGATGGGAAGGGTGGGAAGAAATTTTATAAAACTAAAAAATGTTGGAGATTGTTGATTGGTAATAAAAACGATGCTCTGCAAGTTGAAAAGAATACTAAATTTTTAAGTAGAAAAAATATATCCCTAGAGGATAGGGTATATAGAGATAATACTAAAAAGTATTATAAAATTGAATCAATTAGTTACGTTGGTAAGGAGGATGTTTTCTGCTGTGGGGTAGATAGCAATGAACATCTATGGGTATGTAATGGTATTATAACTCATAATTGCAATGAAATCATGCTTTCCAATTCCGAAGAGGAATCATTTGTTTGTGATTTATCTTCCCTAAACTTGGAACGATGGGACGAGCTTGTGGAAACAGACGCTATACAAACGTTGGTTTACTTTTTGGATGCTGTGATGACAGAATTCATTAACAAAACCGAAGGTGTTAAGTTCATGGAAGCTCCTAGAAAGTTCGCAATCAATCAACGTGCTTTAGGTGTGGGTGTTCTCGGTTGGCATTCTCTGCTACAATCTAAAAACATTGCATGGGAATCCATGAGTGCTAAATCCCTTAACAGTGAAGTTTGGTCTACTATTAGAAAAAGGACAGACGCAGCAACTGAGGAATTGGCTGAACTCTTGGGTGAACCACCATTATTGGAAGGTTATGGTAGAAGAAACACCACGACCTTGGCGGTTGCTCCCACCACCTCCAGTTCATTTATATTGGGTCAGGTATCACCATCAATCGAACCATTGAATAGTAACTATTTCACGAAGGACTTGGCCAAGGGTAAATTTACCTACAAGAATCCTTATCTAGTAGAACTATTGACAGAGTTGGATAAAAACGATGTGATGACTTGGAAATCCATTTTATCACATGGTGGTAGTGTTCAACACCTCGATTTCTTGAGTCGAGAGCAAAAGGATGTCTTCAAAACGTTTGGTGAGATCTCTCAGAAGGAAATTGTCATTCAGGCATCACAAAGACAGAAATTTATCGATCAGGGACAATCATTGAATCTAATGATTCCCCCAACAGCGAAACCGAAAGAAATTAACGAGTTGATGATATTTGCTTGGGAACAGGGTCTAAAAGGTCTATATTACCAAAGAAGCACCAACCCATCTCAAAGTTTGGCTAGATCTCTCCTTACGTGTGTGTCTTGTCAGGGTTGAGGAACAAATCCCTGACCCAATTTCTTCTCATGTATCTGTGGAATTGCTTGTGCAATACCGCAATGTGTGTTGATACCATTCTTCTGAGCAAACTTCCTAACATCTAAATTCGATGTGCAGAGAGTTAAAGGAAGGTTATTGAAGTGATGGCTGTGTGGATACGTTACCATCAAGTTATGATCCGCGAGTGCGTATACGGGATAATAATCCCCACCAATTTCACACTCACCTATGAATAATGTCCTGTCTCGGTCAGTTGCAAATTTACCAGCCACCACAGTATCTTCCGTTTGTTGAACTTCCAATGGTGCTGTGATGTGTTGCACGTAGGTTTCACCTTCAACAGCAAGACCACCACCAATAATCGCATTGGTTCTCACACCCAAAGCACACTCAACATAGACTTGTCTATTGGTTCTGAGAACGATAGATTTGAGAGATTGTATCTCCACACCACTTTCGGACGCGATATGGATACCGTGAGAGGCGTTCATGTTGATTTTTGCGAACCCCGTTTTAAGCGTCTCGCCTCCCAATTCGGTATGACCTGTGGTTTTGAGTGATATACCACCAGAGCCTACTACACGCTCATACGTGTTACCAACGATTTTTACGTCTTGGCCACATGGGAAGTTGGATGAATTGTCTACCTCTTCTACGTGTGGTGCGTAATCGTGGTTTTTAAAAACACCGGGATCACCCATCAAACACTCAAAGGGTTGACTTCTTCCCTTTGGATCGATTCTCACGGACGGTAAATCATTGAAAGCTGCACCAATAGTTTCTATTTTATTTCTTTTTACGAATACATGCTCGTCTCCACCATCACCCATCTTCAGTTCAGCATCAGTGAACGCCTTCTGCACATCTGGGTGTTGGAGTTGTCCAATTCCGTCTAGTTGAAATGTTGTGGCTGCTGTATTACTTTCCCAGAGACCACCTTCGGTAGCAGCGGATACTTCAGCACCAAATTCCAACACACCTGGCGCTCTGGATCCAAACTCACCAGCGGCTTTATCAACATGTTCAACCTCAATCAACCAAGGTTTGGCTGCTTCCGTTTCTCCATGGTCTGGAACTGTTTGATATGACGCAACCTGATCAACACCCGATGTTCGATATGCTGGTCTGTTTATGTATCCTCGCCATTTGTTTTGGACGGTAAAAACTGATTGTCCAACGACAGGGTTTGTATTTCGTTCTCCCAACTGTGGAATCACTCCACCGTTGGGATCTGAATAACCACCACGTAGAATTTTGAATTGTGAGTTGATGAGAGCGAAGGGTGTGAATAGTGCTTTCCACTCTTCGAATGCGTCTATATTAGATTTACCAGCAAATCCTTTGAGATTGTAGCTATCACCAGCGACCCTCTGGGTTTTGTGTTTGTTTATATACTCTGAGTAATTGTTGGCAACAGTTTTAAACTCATCATTCGTGACAAATGTCTGTTTATTATTTGAAGCCAATTCTGAATTGATCAAGTTATTGAGTTCAATATTACTACCAGATCTGTGGGACATCTGGATTTTTTCTTGATCAGTGGTGTTGTCGATGGATAGAGATCCACCACGCTGATTAAAAATAAATTTATTTCTATATTTCTTTGTGGCCATATTAATTCTCGAAATCGGATGGATAAGTGTTTGAAATCAATTTTTCGTTGGTTGTGTTATTTACCAGAGTCAAACTTCTAAAGTCTTGCATAACTCCGAAGTAAACGGGGAAATTCAAATCTCCTTGATAATGGAATACCCACACCTTGGCTCCAACCTCTGGTATACCTATAGCACCCTTGGTTTTGTTGGAGAACTTATCTGGTTTATATTGGAAGGCGTATGGATTACAATTTACGGAATAATTGTTTAGGGGAGCGAAGAAACCGTCTCCTATCGTTGTTGATTTATTCTCATATAGGAATGCTGGTGCGAAACTACCAGAAGCTGATGGTGGTGGTTCCGCTGATAATGCAGCGAGAGCAGGGATCCTATCATTATTTTTCTCAAATCCTTCACTATAGTTACCATCTGTTATCACCGCCAACTCATCTTCAGAAGAATACCTAGCGTTGCCAGATTCACCCAATAAGGGGTAACAGGGTTCTGCCCAAGGGATAATGGCACACATCTCCTCGAAAATCTTTGTATCTGACCAGTTGTCGGTATCGTTGTTGAGGCCGGGTATCTTTACATTTATTTCATCGAATTCATCGAACCATTCTTCAAAGGGTTGGTTTGATATCTCTGGTATATAAACCTTTACACGGTTGAGCCTCGATGGATCATTGTTTTTGACCACGATTCCCCTGTAAAAGGACTCATCTATCCTTCCAGCTTCTAACCCTGCTCCACTCCCACGTTTAAACATTCTATCTTATTTAAGTGTCGAAATGGGTTAATCCACTGATTTATTAAAAAGAAAAGAGCGTAGTTTTCACTACGCTCTTTTTTCGCATCTCTATTTTACGAAAAATTAACGATATCCATATAGATATAGTCTGCGGGTTTCAGCGTCCGAGAAGTCAGTAACTCCAGTTGCGGAGAGCAGACCAGCAGTAGTCGAGGATAGGAAGGTAAAGATTGTTCCCGATGAGACAGGCTCAGATTTCAATAGAATAAACTCGGAACCACTATAAGCACCGTCAATAGAAAATTGACTTCCTTGGACGTTGATTAAAGTGAGGGTTCCCGTTAAAAGGGGTTTCGCTGTAAATGAAATACCAATATCATTAGTAGATAAGGAAATAACATTAACACCTTCCGCTGATAGGGTTTTGGTGAGGGATTCTGGTGGACCCAGTTTCTCAGCCGAAAGCAAAGTAGTAGTAAATGAATAACTCATAGTAGTATTTAGTCGTTTATATTAAAAATTTAGGATATTCTTTTCAAAAACCTTCTAAGGTAATGAAAAGCTTTTTCTCCACGGTGTATCAACTCTTGGGAATCATCCACGAGCGATTTAACCATCCACCCATTTTTAACGTCTTGAACGTCCACCAACCCATCTTTCATTGCCTGTTTCATCAGTCTCATCACAACTTTCTTATCACCGTGTCCTTTAGCCTCTTCCAAGGTCTCTTCCTCCTCCTCCTCTGGCTCTTTATACATGTTCTCGTATATCATTTCAAGATCTTTATTCATAGTATTATTTATGGTTGACAAACCAAATATTATGTTTATTCTGTGGATATGGCAAAAGATCCAAAAATAAGTGTCCGTGATATCGGTGATCTACACCAAGAAGAAGTAGATTTCTTATCTAAACTTTGTTACGATGCTGACTGGGGTTATATGGGAATGTATGTGGATTTATGTGAACGAGCTAGGAATGAGTGGAAAAAGACTGATTTTTTATGTGATGTGTGGAGATATGATAATGGTGTTGGAAACGTGAATTGTTGGGCTATTGCTCAAAATTTATTATATAAACACGAGGATTATCTAGAATTATCGATATGGACACCGAGTGGAAAGAGGGGTAATGGATACGCACAAGAGCTAATGACTAGGATAGAATCCACGTATAAGGAGTCTGGTCGGAAGGTTTCGATATGGCCTGATGAGAATAGCGTGAAATTGTTTGGGAAATTTCGAGAATATCCCTTCCACAGCTTTGATATGGGAACATACACGGAAACGGGAAAATATAAGAAATACAAACACGAAAAGGGGCTGTGATAAACACAGCCCCTTAAAACGAGGAAAGCCAGAGTGCTTCGGCACTCTGGCTTTCAGATTTGATTAGCTTGATCGGCTTGTCTTGTTCTTACAGGTAAGTTGAGACAGTGCCTGGCGTAAACGCAGTACCAAGACCTTTAACAACGATTAGGTGGTAATAAAGATTAGCACCAAAGATATTATTAACGATACCATAACGAGTCATAAGTCCAACGCGAGGAGCGAAATCATTCGGTCCGATTGTGCGTTGCACCATGATTGGGATGTATGGGCAGTAGATAATACCTGTGTCGTAGTATTCAGAACCTTTATAACCAAGTAGAGCATACTCTACACCTTCGCCACCGTTAGGTGTGTTGGAGTAATAGTTAGGGCTATACAGGGTAGTGTTCTGAACTTCAGTTCTAGTATCACGATAAACAGTCCAACGGCTACCAACAGTACCAACTTTAGCAATACCTACACCAGCAGTAGAAACGTTTCCGTTGACTTCAAAAACTTTGAAGTCGGGAAGCATCTCAAGTATGGAGCAAACACGAGGAGTGGCGATAACAAAGTTAGCAGCACCTCTACGGTTACGAGCAGCCATACGGCCAGATTCGATAAGTAAACGTTGATAGAAGGTAATATTCCGTTCAGCAGTCCAACGACCGTCTGCACTTACGGGACTCCATATGGAGAACCCAGCACCAGAACCAGCATTGAAGGCAGTTTGGATCATACGCATCACAACTTCGCGGTCGATTTCGGCTTGGATCTCATACGACATTGCATTCGTAAGTTCACCATCGATATCGATGCCGTTCATGTTTTTGATGTCTTGCTCCAACTCAACAGCCCAGCGAGTGGCGAGGCGGCGAGTACCAGCTTCAACAGCAGTCTTTTCGAACTTCAACTCGATCTGAGGGATTTTACCTGTCAGTTCGTAGTTTGCAAGAAGTTCAGCAATACCTTTGTCTTGATCTGCAAAGTCCCAGTGTTCGGTGTTACCCGATAACCAAGAAGCAGAGGTTCCAGTAAAGCGAGTGTCCAGAAGTTGATAGCCGAGTTCGTCGTCGGGAAGACCAGCACCACCTGAGTAGTTGTCGGTTCCGTTACCACGAGAGGTGGAAGCGAAGGCTTTGCCGTCAACACCATCAGCACCAAGGGTATCACCTTGATAAGCATAACGGAGCGCGAAGGCTAGACCAACGGGACCACCCATTGGCTGCACACCAACGATTTCGTTGGAGATCAGTTCTGGAAAAGTACGTCTAATCATTGGAATCAGAATCTTAGGGAGACGAGCATCGCCTGTAGCGTATGCATCGGAAGCAACACCATTGTTACCAATGGAGCTTGTAGCACCGAAAACACCGCCCGATGAGGCTGTGTTCGACTCTTCAAAGCACCATTTTTCTTGGTTTTCAAGAACCATGGCAGTTGCCTTATAGACATGCTCGTTTTGGATTTCAGGAATTGAATTACTATTGTAATCCAAAATCTTACGCCATTTATTAACGATTTTGTCGGTTCTTGTGCTATTGATGTCGATATCTGGAATTGTATTCATATTAATTTTGACTTTCTATTCACATTGTTCAGGATCTAAAAAATTAGTCCTCATTGGTGCGGGGTGGAAACTGTTAAGTTCTTATCTAAATCTTACTTTTTGGAGTTCTGCGAGATAAGGATCTGATTTATCATCCTCAACTGCCTTCTTCTCTACGATAACTTCTTCTTTAACGTAGTCGGGTTTGTGTTTACGAGTCTCAAGAGCTTCTTCCTTCAGTGTGTGGAATTGTTTCTTTTCTTGTTTGTCGTAAAGTCTTACAGTGTAATCAAAGTTTTCTTCGATGAAACTGAGTGATCTGTCACCAAGAGTCTTGGTGACGAATTTTTTCTTAGATGTAGGGAATCTAGAAGTTTTACCTTCCAAGTAGAGTCGGACATCATTCTGGTCTTTATTCTCCTTGAGGACTCTGTTGAGTTTTTTGAGATCGGATACTTCCTTGCGGAGTCCATCAATCTCAGTCTTACCTTCAGAAATTGCAGACGAGACGGATTCTTTCATAAGAACTGAGTCAACTGCCAACACGTTGCGGAGGTTTTCGAGAACGGCTTTAGCTGTTTTGTTTTGGACAGCAACTTTGAAATCTTCTGCGGGGATAGCTTCTGCGATGAACTCATCTATGAACACTCCAACAGATTCAACGATTTCTTTTTTGAAGCTTTTAATATCTTGATCTTGCTCTCTCTCATACTTCTTGATGATTTTGACGAGCTTTGCTGTTTTTTCTTTATCAGAATTCTCCAAAAGCTTTTTCATCTTTTTGGTTTTGTCTTTATCTAAAGAACCCACCAAGCCTTGTAATTTATTGGCATAGATTTCGTCTTGTTCTTGAAGAGCTACTTCGACTGCCAATTCCGTTTTGTTTTGGATGGCTTCTTCGATAGCGTCAAGAGTTTCGTCAGTGATGAAGTCTCTGACATCTTCGTTGAATAAATCTTTTAAATTGTTCTTCATGTTATTATTTAGAATAAAGGCTTATCAATTTCTTTATTAATTCTCGTTTTTATCTTAGAATTGATTGTGTCCTTCAAATATTTATCCGCTTCCGCATGATTTTTTTGAATTATTGCTTCAATCATCTTAGAAATTTTGGTTTTTTCACTTTCAAAAATATTTTTTTGTTCTTTTCTATCATAAGAACCTTTACCTTTTTTCGTCTTATGTTTCTGTGTTGTGGGTGCGAAATGTTTACGCTCTTTCACTTTTGGAGCGTCCATTGTTATTTTCCCATCCTTTTTCATCTTTTTGGATGCTTTTTCCCCATCTTCATCCGCATCAGCAGACTTAACATTTTTGGGTTTTGATTGTTTCTTCATGACTGACATATCTATATTTATTATATTCTATTAATAAATTTAATTACTTGCGCTCTCAAATAGTTATCAATTTCCTTTTTCGGAAGAGTTTTTATAGATTTTTCGAAATCTTCGTATATTTCTTCGAATCTCCCATTATCTTCAACAACAAAAGATTTGGATTCAAGAATCCCGTTTACGAATGCCTTTGGATAAGATGGATCCGCAACAGCATCGATTGCCACTAGGTGCATATTTTGAACTAGATTGTAATCAGTATCTTCTTGAAGAGATCCCAAAGCTCTGGTTGACATACCAACCTTTACTCCATCATTGATCAATGATCTAAGGATTTGTCCACAAGGTGTTGATAGAACTTTTGATTTACCGTGGAACCCATCATCCACTTCGTATAGTTCGGTAACTAAGTGACAGGCACGTTCTAAATTTACGTCTGGGCTGGTGGGGTGGTTTAATTCTCCCATAGCCCTACCAGGGGTGACCATTTCCTCCATGTATCGTTGAACCTCTTGTCTGGTGTCATCCAAGCCATACATTCTTTTATTTTTATTGACTTGGTTACAACCTATGAAAGGTCCTTTAACATAAAGTGCCGATTCACTGTTTCTATTACTTTGTTCCTCAACGATTTCGAAGTCATCAAGAACATCAGGATTTTCTGCGATCAATTTAAGCTTAGTTCTCATATATTGTCTTTGTTATAGTATTTAGTGGATTTGTTTATATTTCCAGTGATATCCACCAGAAGTTTCATAATCACCCCTACACGCTCTGGATATATCAGGAATTAAGTTCCTTTTCTGTTATAATAATAAACTCCATACCCGCTCTTTTGGCATATTTCTTAGCACTTTCCCATTTATCGCAGTTGTTTTTGTATTGAATCTTTTCATATAGAAGGTTGGATTTCTTCTTTCTTTTACTCTCCTTTGGGACTTGTGTCTGTTTGAATGGTTTTATTTCCACCAGATATCGTTTGATATCATTCCCCTCTTTGATCATCACGAAGTTATCGATATAATACAACCTATTCTTTTTCTTGAGAGTATCGTAATATGGGATCTTAACATTTTCCGATCCCCATTTGATAACATTGGGATTATTATCACAAAACCGAAAGAACTTTAATTCCATACCAGACCTAAAAATAGCCTCGGTTCCAAGAAATTTATCCTGATTTATAGGGACATATTTCCCTTGTTTAAATCTTTTATCTCTTTTTAAGGGTAATGTCACTACCCCATTATTTACCCATCGTTGTTGAGAAAGCCCACAAGTCTTTAGCTTGTGGGTAGTTCACTCAACATTCGTCTGTGTGGTAGATTTAATCACATCAAAACTTTTAGTATTCAAAGCTGGGAGTGTCGATGTGAGATAATCAATTTCCATACTTTGGAATCCACCACTCTCGATATATGATATTAGTTCGATTAGAGATGGGTTCTTTTTGAGGAGAAATGATAAACCAGAATAGTCGAAGGCTACAAAATTTTTCGATACAATATCCCCCACGGGATAAAGGAAAGGTTTTAATTCGACCCTGATAGTATCGGACGTTGGACCATCACTAAACTTAACTAATTTATTCACCAAACTAGAAATTTCTTGCATTGATTTGGGAGCAGCTACTCTAGCATATTTCACAATGTTAGCGGCTTGGGAGGGTGTTGCTTTTATTGCTGCGGCTACAATTTTATATACCCCGAGTGTATCGGCTCTAGTGTCTCTAATGGCTTTATATACAATATATCCTGCCTTACTTTTATTTGCTTCGACATCTTTTTCAACCTTCTTTATGACAGACTCCCCAACCCCTTTGGTGAAAGGTGTATTGTTTTCTAAATTTTGGGAAAATGAAGGGGTTGCTATGAAAATAGCAAAAGCTATAATTGGGAATATAAACAAGTTTTTCATAATATTATCTCTTATATTTAGTATATTTAGAATA